ACCCAACCTTATTCTGGTCGGCGGCCGACACTCGACTATCCTACGGAACGGAAGAGCAAAACAGGGACCAATTAGACCGGAGACGGCATCTCGGACCGATCGCGTTCTCGGCCTTTCAAGAGTATCTCACCCTCCCAGAGTTTGCTCCTGAATTCGACCATCTGGAAGCTTCCCTCTGCCTTTTGGAAACGATCGCAACCAAACTCCAAAAGCCTCTCTCTGACGTATGGAACAATGTGGAGAGATCGTCTCCAGATTGGGCTCCCAACTTTATGAGGGCTTTTGTGAAATCACAACTTAAGGTCAAAGCTGAGTCTTGCGCGCGACTCTTCCGTTACTGGGATGAAGACGAGGCGTCTACCAACTGTTTCTTCGGCAAAGCGGGCCAAATTATCGTAACCTCAACCGATGCTAACGTCTGGCGTTTCGGCTGGACCACGCGATACATCAGACGCCTGATCTACGCGCACAAGCCACCAGCCGTTTACTTCCACGCTGGAAAGACAACCCATGATTTGGACTCTTTCAGCAAGAAGTATTCCAACAAAGGCCCCGGCAGCACGTGCGATTTCACCCGCTTCGACCAAAGTTGCACAGCTGAGACCACGGCTTTTGAGGTCTCGCTCTTCAGCTGGAGTGGCATCGGCATGGTCTACCCAGACTTGGTGGACGACTACGTCGACATCAAGATGACTATGTCCACTCAACTTGGGCCGACCGCAGTCATGAGATTCACCGGAGAGTTTGGCACTTACGACTTCAACACCTTCTGGTCGTGTGCCTACATGGCCCTCCGGTTCAATCTCGACAATGCCCGCGGAGCCGCTTTTGCTGGCGACGACTCGGTGTTTTTCTACCCACTGGTCGAAAGCAAAAATTGGCCGCAACTTGATGGCTGGTTCACTCTCGTCGCTAAGCTCGCGACCACCCCACTCAAAGACTTTTGCGGCTGGTGGCTCCTGCCTTGCGGGGCCGTTCGAAACCCAGTACTCCTCCACCTGAAGATCGAGTACCTTCTCGCGAAACGCCGTGTGTCTGAAGCCCTGGACTCGTA